CTGGCGACCGGCATCGGCGGCCCTCTCACAGGGCACGGCGTTTCCGGATTGCTGATTGTCGATGACCCTTTTAAAAACCGCGCAGAAGCAGAGAGCGCGGCGACTCGTGAGCGCAACTGGGAGTGGTTCAACGACGTTGCCTATACCCGCAGGGAGCCTGGCTGTAGCGTGATCGTGGTCGCCACCCGGTGGCACCCGCAAGACCTGAGCGGCAAGCTGATCTCCGAGCGCGGTTGGCGATACGTGAAGCTGCCCGCCATTAGCGAGCACGGCACGGCGCTATGGCCAGAGCGATTCAGTCTCGATGAGCTGGCCAAGATCCGCGAGCAGGTCGGCGAGTATACCTGGGCGAGTTTATATCAGGGCGAGCCACGCAATCGCGGCGGATCGGTATTCGGCGACGTGCATACTTTCGACTTGCGCACGATTAACACCACGGGATTCCGCTCTGCTCTCGGTGCAGACCTCGCCTATAGCACCAAGAAATACGCTGACTACTCAGTCGCGATGGTGATGGCGGAGCATGCGGGTACGTACTACGTGCTCCACGTCGAGAGGCGGCAGTGCAAAGCGCCTGAGTTCGACAGCCTGGTCAAGGCATTAAAGCAGACCTACGGCGTGCACCGCTCGCGCTGGTACACAAACACCGTGGAAGAAGGCCTCGCGGACATGATCGGCGTGAAGCCGGTACTCGCGAAAGAGGACAAGTTTATCCGGGCGCAGCCAGTCGCTGCTGCTTGGAATGCAGGCAAGATTTTAGTTCCGCAGAACGCTCCGTGGGTGGATGCGTTCGTGTCCGAGGTGGCTGGGTTTACGGGCATCGACGACGACCACGACGACCAGGTCGACGCGCTCGCGGCCGCATTCGACGAGTTGGCGCGCGGTGGTGCGAGCTACGAGGGTCTGGCGCGAACAGAGATGCAGCGGAGGATGTGATGCCTGCAACTCGAGCTCGAGCGCAGGTCACGCTGATCGAGTACGGCAGCAAGATCCAAATCTCCTCAACCTCAGCGAGCAACTACGCGCGGCCGAGCGGATGGCAATACCTGCAGGGCTGGATTGAGGACGGCTGGGTTCCGATTGACCTCACTGGCAACGGCGAACGCGATTGCGCGCTGGTTCTCGAGCTGCGATGGGGGTCCTCGATGCGGCAGGTGGCGTTCATTTCCGTCAAAGAGAAGGACGACGGCATCAAGATCAAGGCCCGTACAGACGACGTGCCGAACCTGCCAAGCGACTGGGATGTCGGTCTGGCCTCGTGGACTCAAGCGGGCTGGGATCTGGTGCAGATCACCGGCAACAGAGAGCACGGCTGGGGCTGGTTGATGGTCAAAACGTCCAAGGACGACGACAAGTGAGCACGATTGGTGACGATACAGCCGTTGACCGCGGGCTGATGATTGCCGACCTGACTGGCTTTGCGAAGAGTACCTGCTCGAGATGCCATGGCGCTGGATTCGTCACCAAGGTTTTCCACGCGACAGGCAAGGGCGAGACGCGGATCATGGACGCTTGCATGTGCGCACTGCGGCGGCTGAAAAAGAAGCACGGTGCGAACATCGTGCTCGTTGACGGAGCACCACACTGGAAGGCCGGCACAGCGCCGGCATTCAAGACCTAGAGGCTACCCCATGAGTTCGCTCGCCGCTGCTCTCAAGATGCGCGAGCGGCCACCGGACGGCACTCAATCTACCAGGCCGGAAGACCGCAAGAATCGCACTGACGTTCCGGTTATTAGCTTTACCGACTTCGACTCAGTCGGCCAGGTCAAGACAGCTCTTTACCAGCACGAGCGCGGCCAGTTCGCCCTCTCTGCGCAGCTGATTGACCGGATGATGTGGGACGACCGAATCAAGGGAGTTACCGAGTCGCGCATCAAGGCGCTCTCTGGGCTTCCTATCAATATCAATATGGCGGACACCGGCGCGCCTTCGGATGCGGCGTCGAACGATCCGGCGTGCAAAGCATTAAAGCTTCAATGGCGTACGATGTTCCCGAACGCAGCGCTCAATAGCCTGCGCCTCTGGGGTATTTACCTTGGCGTCGGTCTCGGGCAGTTGACGTGGGACACAGGAACGCAAGCAACGCCGAAGCTGAAGGTCTGGCACCCGCAATATATCTACTGGCGCTGGGATACCCGGTCGTTCTGGGTGACCACTATGGAGGGCGCTTGCGAGGTGGTTCCGGGCGATAAGCAGTGGGTGCTGTACACGCCCTATGGGTATCAGCTGGGCTGGCTCGGTGGTCTCGTTCGCTCACTGGCGATTCCGTATATGTGCCGTCAATGGGCGTTCCGCGACTGGGCGCGCTCAAGCGAAGTGCATGGCACTCCAATCAGGGGCCTGGTGGTCCCGGCGGAAGCGAAGCGCGAGGATAAGGATCGCGCACTGCAAGACATCGCAGCGCTGGGCCGCGAGTCTGTGGTCATGCTTCCTCGCGCGAGCGACGATGACATGTTCGATTTGAAGTTGATCGAGGCGAGCGTAGACAGCCACAAGACGTTCCTCGAGTTGATCAACCAGTGCAACTCCAGCATCGCGATCACGCTCCTCGGACAGAATCTCACGACTGAGGTTAATACCGGATCCAGGGCGGCTGCGACCGTTCACGATCGGGTGCGCGGCGACGTCCTAAAAGACGATGCGCAATCAACGGCCGATTGCCTGCGTGAGCAGGTAGTCAAGCCGTGGGTGACCCTCAACTACGGAACAGACCCGATGATGGCTCCTGTACCGACATGGACCGTTGATCCGCCTGAAGACAAGGCAGAGCAATCTTTGGCGTTGCAGCAGCTAGCGGCAGCGCTCCAGACGTTCAAGAACGCAGCCGCACCCGTCGACCTCCGCGCCATCCTCGAGGAGTACGACGTGCCTCTTCTCACCGCAGCGCAAGCAGCCGCGGTCGTTGCGGCAACTCCTCCACCTGCAGCGCCCGGCGCACCCGGGCCAGCAGCGCCAGCAGCAACGACGGCTCCAGCCGCGAAAGGGAACGCGAAGCCATGAGCAACCGCGCTACCCTGAGCATTGAAGTCGCCGCCGCTCCGAGCGAGTTTCGCATCTTTGCGGCCGGCTCTTTTGCGACCACCAAGGGCGACTTCGTTTTCGACGGCAAAGCGGCAGTCAGCGTCATGGCGGCAGTTGCCGACTGGGGCAACGACTACTGCGTCGACTACGGTCATTCGATGTTGAGCTTCTTCAATGTCGATCCGAGCGAGTCCATGAAGGCAGCCGGGTGGTTCCGGCCGGAGCTGCGCAACGGCGAACTATGGGCAACTCAAGTCCAGTGGACCGATAAAGCCGCTGCGATGTTGAAGTCACGAGAAGCCCGCTACGTCAGCCCGGCATTTCAGTACGAGGACGACGGAACCATCACCGAGCTCGTCAATGTCGCGCTGACCAATATCCCCGCAACGAAGAAGCAAACCCCATTGATGGCCTCGAAAGACAAAGAGGCCGCACGCAATCCCAAGGAGAAGTCCATGAAGAAGCTCTCGCTCATCGTTCTCGGCGCGCTCGGCTTGTCGGCAGAGACCGACGACTCTGGAGTCCTGTCGAAGATCCACGCCCTCCAGTCTCGCGCTCGCGTTGCTGACGAACTGGAGAAGAACGGCGCGGCCGAGATGGCCAAGCTGAATGCGATCACGGGCCGCTCGACCTTTGGTGAGAGCCTCGGCGCCGTCCAGTCGTGGAAGGAAAGCGCCGCGACCGTCGGCACCCTGTCGGCCAAGATCACCGAGCTCGAGCAGAAGGGCCGCGAGAGCGAAGTGCTGAGCCTGGTCGAGCAGGGCGTCAAGGACGGCAAGATCGCTCCTGCGCAGAAGGAAATGTGGCTCGCCACCGGCAAGAAGGACCCCGACTTCCTCAAGGGCTTTCTCTCCACCGCCGCGAACGTGGTCCCCAGCAAGGAGAGCGCCGCGAAGGAGAAGCCGAGCGCGGAGAATGGCGCGCTCTTGAGCGACGAGCAGCGCAAGGCGGCAATCAAGCTGGGCATCAACGATCCCAAGATGCTTGACGCGATCGCCTCCAGCATGGGCGAGCGCAAGGATCACGTCTCCGCAGCCGTTGCCGCCAAGCACGCTGCGTCCATCGCGCGCTAGTCGCGCAACACACCCGCAACTTCGCAATTCCCTTTCCACGGGTCGGCATAGCCGCGCCCAGGAGACATCGCTATGGCCGCACTGACTGGGTATCGCAATACGCTGAAGATGAAGGACACTTCAGCGCTTGATCTGATCTTCGCTCCCATCGCCGACAACGTGAAGTGCTTTGTCGGTGGCATGGCAGCGCTCGACGTCAACGGCCGCATCGTTGCCGCCGGCTCGGCGACTGCGGTCGGCCCGATCGTCGGCAAGATCGAGGTCCCCTATCAGCCGCAGGCGATCGGCGTGAACCCCTCGCCGAACACCGTCTACGACAACACCGTCGCTGGCCACGTGGCCGGCGCGCTCAACGTCGCTGTTCGCCAAGGCGTGTTCAAGTGGGCGACCGGCGCCGCGGCTGATGCCGTGGTCCAGGCCAACCTGTTCCAGGACTGCTACGCGATCGACGACCAGACCGTCAGCTCTCTGCCCACCGGCGGCCGTTCGCGCGCTGGTAAGGTTGTCCAAGTCGACCTGGACGGCATCTGGGTGGCTACCGGCCTGCACCAGCAGAGCGGCATGCCCGGCCAGTCCATGATCCTGCCGGTCTCCCTGGCGAGCCTCGTGGTCGGCGGCGGCACCATCGCCGGGCCGTTCACTCCGGGCTTCTTCGGTAAGCTGATCGGCTTGACCTACGTCTCCACCGTCTCGGGTTCTGGCGCCGGCGCGTCCTTCGCCTGCAACCTCCAGATCGGCGTCGTCAGCACCACCGGCGGCGTCAGCACGATCACCCTGGCGAACACGGTCTATGCCGGCGCCCCTGTCGTGGCCACCGCGTTCACCGCACTCAACGCTTTCGGGCCGACCTCGACGCTCACCCTGGTCAACGCGGCTGGCACCGTCTTCGCCGGCGGCACCGGCTATTTCATCGCCCAGCTCGCCTCGTAGTTCTCGCGATTCCTTCTTCCCTCACCCGCACTCAAGCCGCGCCACCCGTCCGGGTGAGGCGCAGGAGCCTCCATGGAACTGACTCAGGGCAACATCGACTTCCTGTTCTACGGCTATCAAGCCATCGTCCAGCAGGCTCTGCTGGCGACCAAGACGTACTACAACACGATCGCCAGCACGACCACCTCGAGCACCAGACAGGAAGTCTACGCCTGGATCGACCGGATGCCGCTGATGCGCGAGTGGCTCGGCGAGCGTCAGGTGCTCAACCTGTCGAGCCGTGCGTACGTCTTGCCCAACAAGGACTACGAGGCCACCCTCGAGCTCGACCGCAACGTGATCCAGGATGACCAGTACGGTATCTACAACACCCGTGCGGCCATGCTGGGCATGAGCGCCGCTCTCTGGCCGGACCAGATCGTCATCGCAGCGCTGCAGACCGGAGATGCGACCACGGCGATTTGCTACGACGGTCAGCCGTTCTTCTCCGCGAACCACGCACAGGACCCCGACAACGCAGCGTCCGTCGTGCAGAGCAACCTCTTTACCAGCGCAGGCTCGGGCGCGACTCTGCTCACCTCGGCCAACTTCGCCACTGTGCGAGCGTCGATGATGGGGTGGAAGGGTGCCAACGGGTTTCCCGTCAACACCATGCCCGACACCCTCTATGTGCCTCCGGCGCTCGACGTGACCGCTCGCCAGATCGTGCAGGCGGCCTACACCGCTCCTGCCGTCGGCGTTGCCCAGAACGCGGCCGCCGCGCAGCAGACCAACGTGCTCCAGGGCATGTGCCAGGTGGTTACCATCCCCAAGCTGGCCGGCCAGGATACCACTTGGTATCTCGGCGACACGATGACCATTGGCGCCATCGTCAAGGGCATCATCTTCCAGCAGCGCCAAGCGCCTGTCTTCGTGCAGAAGACCAGCCCCAACGACGACAACGTCTTCAAGACCAAGAAGTTCATGTGGGGCGTCGATAGCCGCGGAAACGCCGGCTATACGCTTCCGTTCTTGCTCGCGAAGTGCGGGCCGTAACGACCAGATAGCACCCGGGGGCGTGATTCTGCGCCCCTTTATCACCCATCTCTCACCGTAATCCTTCAGGGAGCACCAATGGCCGATCCAGTCGTTTTGCCGAAGTCCGCCGCTGTCCGCATCTGGGTGATGGTTGCCGAGCGCGGAGGCCAGAACGAGGACGGATCACCGTTCACGTATCCTGGCTACTGGGCTGCCGGCCGATTCTTTCCGAACGGGGAGAGCGAGGTCGTGCTCGAGGACAAGGATCTCGATCCCTTGACCGTTCACGACTTCGCGACGGGGCAAGCGCGCGAAGTGGCGCGAGTGCTGACCGTTGCCCAGCAACTGCGCCAGCTCGACCACGCAAAAGGCGGGCAGATCATGGGATACGAGCAGAACGAGAAGGGCGAATCGGACAAGAGCCGCCCGCGCAAAAGCCCGGCGATGCTGAGCTATCGCATCCTCGATGACGGCCGGAACCAGGTGAAGAAGTAGCTATGGCTCTCCTCGCTCCGACGCCCTACGCGACGATCTCCGACCTCACTACGACGGGGATCGTCGTAGCGGCGTTGGGCACGCTCAGCACGTTGCAGCAGCAGGCATTCCTCGATGAGGCGAACGCCAAGATCGACAGCTACATCGGGGCGAAGTTCAAGCTGCCGCTGGTAAGCTGGGGGG